GGGTCAAAAGTTGGTCGTGATGTAATTGACGGTCATGAGTGTGAAGTAAGGTTTGTTTTAGTAACCCCAGATTTAGCGGCTGAAATACTAGAAAATTACAATAGCGAAAATAGACCTTTTTCACAAAGTAATGTTGCTAAATTAGTTAAAGAAATTAATTCTGGTAATTGGTCATTCAATGGAGAACCAATATCTTTCAACAGTAAAGCTAATGTGTCAAATGGTCAACACAGATTACAAGCAATTGTTTTAACTGGTATTGCATTGAGATTTTTAGTTACAACTGGTCTTGACCCTAAAAGTTTTGCTACTATGGATAACGGTAGAAAAAGAACTGGTTCTGATGTTTTAGCTATTGCTGGTGTTGGTAATTATACAACTGCTGCATCTGTTTGTAAATTTGTTTACTCTTTTAAAAACGGAAATTTTGGTTCTGTTTATAGAGCATCAGAAAGTAGAACTTTGACAAATACTCAAATTGAAAGTTACTACACAACATTAACAAATGTTGATGAGAGCATTAAATTTGGTGCTGCTATGTCGAAAAAAAGTAATGGGTTATTGAAAGCAACTATTTTAGGTGGGTTTCATTATTTGTTATCTGAGATTGATGAAGTTTTAGCTGATGAGTTTTTAACTAAACTATCAACTGGTATCGATTTAAAACAAGGTTCACCAATTATTTCATTAAGAAATAGATTACTTAAATCTACAACTGATGATAATTACAGAATCACTAGTGAAACTTTAATGAAATTAATCGCATATAGTTGGGAGAAATTCGTTAAAAACGAAACTGTTAAGAATCTTAAATTACCAGAAAACTATGAAATTAATCTTTATGGTTCATCAAACCAAAAAACATTAAATTTCTAAAAAAACGTAACCGAAGATAGTTTTTCGGTTACACTTGGACCTCTAGCTCATTCGGTTAGAGCAACTGACTCATAATCAGTAGGTGCTTGGTTCGATTCCAAGGTGGTCCACATTTAGGTGATTCTCAGTAATGGAGATAGTAGAATCTTTAGAGTATTGAACATGAAAAGGCTGGCAAACCGTTAAATTATTTCTCAGTAGTGCCTCACATAACCACTATGATACTCACTAAATTACGGTTCCGTAGCTCAGCTGGATAGAGCCACGCACTTCTAATGCGTAGGTCACACGTTCGAATCGTGTCGGAATCACAATAATGGAAGGTAGCCCAATTGGTAGAGGCAGCGGAATGCAAAAAGATTAATCTGTTTTAAAGATTAAGTTCAGCAATTTAAACGCTATTTAGGAACCGAAAAGTGTTAGTTCGAATCTAACCCTTCCGACAAAAGAAGAGTGAGCAGCATTAGCCAAGTTGGAACGAGTACCAGCGTGAAGGTCAAAAATACTCGGCTCATGACTTCTGAAAAAAAGTTTGAAAAAAACTTGCAAATGTAAAATAAAGTTAGTACATTTGTAGTATAGAAAAAGTTCTTTGAAAAGTATTAGAAATGAGGGTGTTACATTCTTAAATTTCTTTAAAAAAGTTACTAAAAAACTTGACATTTGCTTAAAAATGTCGTATATTAGTAACATAAAAATTGGATTAATTATCATAAAATAAAAAAGTAAAAAAAAAAAGAAAAAAAAGAGTATGGCAACACCAAAAAGTACACCAGCAAGAAAAGCTTCTGCAAATACAGAAGTAGTTTTAGGACAAGCAGCAGCACAAATCGCTAAGGCTGTTAACGAATTAAAAGCAGCAACTGCAACAGTTTCTACTTTATCTGACCAGTCAGAGCAATTAACTATGTTAGTAGCTAACAAAGAGGAGTCAATCGCTTCATTAGAAGTAGAGTACGCTGAGAAACGTAGACAATATGACGTTGAGTTAGAATTGTCTTTCAAAGCTAACCAAGAAAGAGTTGTAAATGAGTGGTTACGTTCAAACGGATACACATCTATTTCAACAGCTGACTTAACAACTTTACGTTCTGATTTAGAAACTTCTAGAACAAACACTGAAGCAACAGTTAAGAAAGAAGTAGCTACTGTAGCTGCAACTTTAAAATCTCAGTACGAGAATGAAATTAAATTAATTCACTCTGAGAACAAAGCTGTTGCTGCTGAAAACGCTGCAAAAATTGGTACGTTAGCAACACAAAACTCGTTCTTACAAGAACAAGTTACTAAGTTGTACGAACAATTAGATGCTGAGCGTTCTGCTGGTATCGAAAGAGCGAAAGCTGGGTCAGTAGGTTCAATTAACGTTGCACCAGCTGGTAAGTAATTAGCAATGATATTCTACGTGGGGAACTGCGTAGAATGTTACAAGGGTAAAAAGATTATTTCAGCAACCAAAAATTCAAGCCTTGTTAATGCCGTGGTCGTGGGTTCGAATCCCACACTGTCCATGATAATGGGCGGTTAGCTCAGCTGGTTAGAGCACGTATGAAAAAAAGTTAATCTTGTCCCCCAAATTGGAGTCCTCTGCTCCTTAAACAGAGTAATTAAAAGATTGTTTCAGCAATTAAACTCAAAAATTGTATGGATAACAAGCGGTCTGGGTTCGAATCCCAGCATGTCCTAACAGAGGTGTGGGCGTGTGGTGTAATGGTAGCACAAAAAGAGCAATCTTGATACTCAAATATGGCGTTAGCTCAGCTGGTAGAGCACTGTTGGTTTTAACTGGCAGATGGGTCGTAGGTTTGAATCCTACACGCTGTACAATGTTTCTTTGTTTTATAAAACAAAGTGGTGGTAGTCTGGGGTGTTAAAACTCTCGGTCCCAAAAAAATAAGGTTGGTAATTTACTGTAAAGCTATGGCTTCCTTCAAAAAAGTGGCACTATCGTTTGGTAGTGTCATTTTTTATTTGTACCTTTGTCAAATGAAAACAAAAAGAATTAGTTTAAATTATCAATTAGGTATGATGGTAGGTGAATACATCGTAGCACTACATTTACCAACACTTAGCACAGATATGCTAAAATCTAGAACAATTATCCAAGTATCTGAAGAAGAAACTGCTGAATGGGAAACCTTAGAGAAAAAGGAAGAACCATATTGGTTTAACGACAAAAAAAGGGAAGAAGATGAAGAAGGTTATTTGAAATCTTTTTATGATAATCGTAAATGGTATCATAAATTGGAAGAAAAATATCTACCAGAAACAATCAAAGTTCCAGTACCTAGAGTAGTACCAACCAATATTAATAGATTTGCTGAAGGTATCAAAGATACTTTGTGGAATTGTGATATGTCACATTATAGAATTCAAGAAGGGTTTTTTGAGCAAACAGAAGACATTGCATGGTGTTCTTATATTATTTTAACAAGACACATAGAAAAAATTCCAGAAAAGTTTGCATAATTGAAATATTATGTATACATTTGTATCAACATTAAAAATTTAAGAAATGGGATTAAGAGATTTATTCATTGTTAGTGATGAAAACGCTAACGAACAACCAAAACAAGTGGAAACCGTAAAACCAACTAATACGGCTGCGACTACAAAGTTTCCATCATCTACTCCTCAAGTAGAAGAAAGTGGAGGGTTATTTAGTGCGTTTGGTTTTGGTAAAACAGAAACACCAACAACTAATATACCAACACAAGTGTCTAATGAGCATTTAGAGAAAGCATTTGATTTGTACCAAAATGGTTTTGATTCATTAAACCAACCTGGGTATGACTTCTATGAGTTTTATCAAGCAGTAATGCAAGCTGGACCAACAAATCCACAAATCTATGTTATGGCATTGACTATGGCTAGTGCTATGGACAAGTCTATATCGAAAGATAAGTTGGTGCAACAATCAGAGTTTTATATTGCTGAAATTAACAAAGTTTACCAAGAATATAACTCAAAAGGTTTATCTAAGAAACAAGACTTAACAACTCAAAAACAAAATGAGAATGAATCTCTTGTAGGTGAATTATCTTTGTTAAGACAACAACTAGAAGCAATCCAAACTCAGATTGCTGACAGAGAAAACAAATTATCAGTTATCGATGTGAAGTATGCACCGATGATGAGTGAAGTAGATAGCAAATTGTCAGCAAATGACATGGCTAAAAACAAAATCGTTCAATCTATTGAACAAGTTAAAAATGGAATTATTAACAATTTATAAAAAGTAGAAAAATGCAAACTAAAACTGAAACAGCAACATCATTTAAAGCGAATTTATCTGAGTTGCCAATTTTAAAACACTTTGACCAAAACGAAATCTCTGCAAAGGTAGACAGTTTCCGTAAAGGTGAAAAAGGAATGTTCTGGTTCTTTAAATTAGCAGCACTTATTGGTGTGGGTTATTTAACATGGACTTATGTATTACCACCAGTTTTCCAAGCAATTGGACAATTCTTAGCTGTAGCAGCAACTGGTGTTTTGATTATAGCTGGAGTTATTATGGCACCAGTGATTGTGAAAGGGATTCGTTTATTTACACGTTCTTTACACAAAGCACTTATCAAATATGACCCATTTGCTCAGTTGGAAATCGAAAGACAAAAAATGCTTGAAAATCAACGTACTTTCAGAACAGCTAAAGGTAACATCGCTTCATTAAAAACTGAGATGGAAGTAGAAGCTGATAAATCTGAGAAAGAAGCTGAATCTGGTCAAACACGTATCATCTCTTTACAAGGTAAAGCTGAAAAGATTAAGCATGAAATGGATGCTATGGTTCAAAAGATGGGTATTGATGCTAAATCAGAAGATGATTATGTAAACAGAGCATCTGAATTACAAAAGATTTTGGCTGAAGCACAACGTGTAGCTAACAAATTAAACCAATCTAAAGACTTTGTTCAAAAGTATGGTTCACGTGCCGCTATCATGAAGAAAATGGGTCAAAAACTTACAATGGTTGAAACCGTTATGGATATTAAAATTCAAGACTTTGATGCAACTATAGATATGTTGAAGAAAGACTATGAGTTCGGTCAAAAATCTAATGCTGCGACTAGTGCTGCTAAATCAGCAATGGGTTTCACAAAAGGATGGGAATTCGACTATGCATTGGATGTTGTAACATCAACTATTGCTAATGATATCGCAATTACTGCTGGTAACTTGAGAGATATCGAAACACTTACAAGTAACTACTCATTAGATTCTGATGAATTGTATGCAAACTTGAATGCTGTGGCTGATAAAATCAAAGTTGGTCAAGATATCATACCACAAGCAAAACAATATTCAAACCCAGAATATACTCTTTCTCAATCAGATAAAGTTAAATCTGGAGGATTTGGAGAATTATTTTAAAAAAAGTTGCAAAATGTTTGGAGAATTAAAATATTCTCCATACATTTGTAATATCAAATTAAATGTTTAACTAAAAAAAAAAGAAAATGTCAAAAACATCGAATCACGTAAAAATCTCTTGTTTGTTAGAGTGGATTAAATCTATTAAAAAATACAGATTTTAATCTTAGAAACAAAAATAAATTATTAAAGTAAAAAACGAAAAAAGAAAAAAATGGAAAATGTTAATGGAGTACAAGGTGGTTTAGCGGCAAAATGGAATCGTTTGACCAAATTAAGTAAAATGTTAATTATGGGTGTTGGTTTAGCAATTGTTTTAGCAGTTGTGTATATGGCCGCACCAGGTTTAAGAGTTGCAGTGTCAAAAGAAATGAAAGCGTTAGCAATCAATTCTGACGATTTAAACAACGTAACTAAAGGTGCTGAATTACCTTTACCATCTACGGAAGTGTCTAGTAACTTTGACGAAAGTAAGTTGATTAGAATAGCTGAGTACGCATGGAATGGTAACTCTGGTATGATTGTAGCAAATGGTGGACCAAGAACAACTGAAGGGTCTCTTATGGAGGCTGCTGATGTAAACTTGGAAATCGTGCGACAAGATATGGTTGGTGGTTTACGTGATATGCAAATAAAATTTGTTGATGAATTTAGCAAAGGTGTTGCTTATCCAAAATCACAAAAGTCAGCGTTTGCTGTATCTATCATGGGTGATGGTGTGCCTTTTTACATTACAACTACTCAAAAAGCGTTAGATGAGAAGTTTGGTAAAGGTAAATATCACGTAGTTAATATCGGTGCAATCGGTTTATCATATGGGGAGGACAAATTAATTGGTCCAAAAGTATGGCAAGATAACCCACAAACACTTAGAGGTGCGGTTGTATCATCAGTAATCGGTGATGGTGACTGGGTAGTAGCTGTAAACTATGCATCTGCGAATGGTATTCCAGTTAATCCAGACCCAACAACTTTTGATGCTAATGCATTGAACTTTGTACCGTCACAAGATGATGACTTTATCAACTCTGTAAAAGAATTGATTAAATCACAAAACACTGGATTTACTGTACCTTTGAAAGAAGTTAAAGATGGTAAATTGACTGGTAAGACAATCAACCATAAAATTGATGGTGCAACAACATGGACTCCAGGTGATAAAATGGCTTTTGATGCGTTGACTGGGTTTACTGATGTTGTTACAACAAAAGATTTCGTTAACCAAATGGCTACATCAATTATCGTAGTGAAAGAATGGGCGATACAACATGAAAAAGAAGTAACGAATATTTTGAAACAAACATATACTGCTTGTAACCAAATTAAACAATACGATAGATGGGCCCGTAAGGCTGCTGAATGTGTTGCAAAAACATACAACTTTGAAACTGCTGATTATTGGTACAAAATGTTCAAAGGACAAAAAGGTACTAAAGGTGGTTTAGATTACAATATTGGTGGTACACGTGTATTTAACTATGCTGATGCTATGCAATACTACGGAATCACGGATGGTAATAACAGATATAAAGCGGTTTACAATCAAGTATCTATGTACTTAACTGACTTGAACCCATGTGGTTTCAACGAAACATGTAAAGATGGTGTTGTGCAATACGAAGATGCTGTTAACTTATACTTCTTGAAATCTATTAGTGATGTTGATGCTGGAACTACTCAAAAGTTCAACTATGTTGAGAATAAAACTAAAGTGATGGCAGATGGACAATGGAACATTAGCTTTGCTACTGCAAGTACAACTATCCAAGGTTCTGAGAAAACGTTAGAGACTATCTACAACTTGTTAATTCAAGCTGAACAAACTAAATTGAAAGTGATTGGTCATACAGATAATGTTGGTAATCCACAATCTAATATGGTATTGTCTAGAGGTCGTGCTAACTCAGTTGTTGATTATTTGGTTAATCGTGGGATTCCTAAAGCACGTATTCAATTTGTGGATGGTTTAGGTGATACTAATCCAGTAGCTACAAATGCAACTGCGGCTGGTAAATCGAAAAACAGACGTGTAGAGATTACATTGTTACAATAAACTAACATTATTTAATTAAAGTCCCTAACTTTGTTAGGGATTTTTTTTGAACTTTAAAAAATAAAAATATGAAAAATTTAATTAAACCATTTCAAGAACTTAAAAGTACGTCAAGAGGTACAATCATGTTAGGTTGGTTAGTAGCTATACTTACATTTTGGACCTTGAATATGTTTGGAACATCACATATGTTTCCAACACCAACACAAGTTATCCATGGATTTGGTGACTTATGGGCTGAAGGATTAGTTGTTCACATAGTTAGTTCAATTGCGTTATGTGCACATGCTGTATTCTTATCAGTGATTATATCATTGGTTATCGCATATTCAACAGCAATTCCAATTATGAAGCCAGTAGGTACATTTATATCTAAATTAAGATATCTTCCATTGACTGGTATTGCTTTTTATTTAGCTATCATTATTAACGATGCTAGAAGTCTTCAAGTATGGGTGCTTGTAGTGTTCATGACAACGTTTCTAACGACTTCTCTTATTCAAATGATACAAGATATCCCCAAAGAAGAATTGGACCACGCAAAAACGCTAGGATGCAATCGTTGGGAGATTTTATGGGAAGTAGTTATCAAAGGTAGATTAGATTACGTGTTAGAGTTGGTAAGACAAAACTTAGCAATTGTATGGATGATGCTTGTAACGGTTGAGTCTATATTAGCAGCAGCTGGTGGTATGGGATTCTTAATCAAAAATAGTGACAAGTTAGGTGACAATGGTAGAGTAATTGCATTACAAATTATAATTGTAGTTGTAGGGTTATCATTGGACTTTATCATCACTAAATTACGTAAATTAATATTCAGATATTCAAATTATTAAGACATGAGTTATAGAGAATTAGATACAATATTATACGTTGATAAGATTAGCGTTGGGTATGAAGGAAAAACAATTCTTAAAGATATTTCAATCATTGAGAAAAATATAGTAAGAGATGGTCACGATTCCACTGGACAAACAATTGCGGTGTTAGGTCGTTCTGGTAGAGGTAAATCTACATTGTTCAAAGCGTTGACTGGATTGGTTAAACCAATGTCTGGCCAGATTTTGATAAGTGATATGGCTACAGAAGTTGCAGATGATGCAAAAATATTGGCTGAAGGTGATGTAGGGTTTGTTGACCAAAAATACACTTTGTTCAGACATAAAACAGTATATCAGATTTGTCAATATGCATTAAGAAAAAGTAAAACGACAAAACAAGAGAAAGATAAGTTGATTACTGAGTTTTTAACTGAATGGGGTTTATTAGAACACAAAGATAAATACTCATGTGAGTTATCTGGTGGTCAAAGACAAAGAACTGCAATCATTGAGCAAATGTTATCATCTAAACATTTTATGATTTTGGATGAACCATTCTCTGGATTGGACGTTGGAAACATTGAGAAAGTTAAAACATCTTTCCAAAAGATTTTGGATGCTGACGAATATAACACAATCATATTTTCAACACACGATATCAGATTGGCTGCTGAATTGGCTGATAGTATTTATATTATTGGTAACCCAGAGGGTACAACTGAATATTCAACAGTCTTAAAACACTATGATTTAAAGAAAATGGGATTAGCTTGGACACCATATGGTGAGGGTCATAGAAAAGTGGTTGCTGACATAAAAGAAATATTATTAAAATCGTAACAATGATAAATTTTTTTGGTAAATTAGGTCTAATTGCACATGGTCAATTAAGATTGTTTAAAAATCTCTTCTATGAGATACAGTTGTTTGGTCGTATTAGAGATTTTAAAGATGGTATTACATTCTTTGAGTTTAAATGTAATTTAGACAGATATAAGAGTGAACATTCACCATCTTTTCAATTAGAATTAACAATATTAAACTTATATAATCATATATGGGTTTATCAAAACAATTTTGAAGATGATAATAGTAAGTGATAGGTTTTTAAGGTTCTTGACATTCTTTTTAGGTGGTGGTCAATTACCAGCAGCTATGGCGTTCTACCCTTTTGTTATATTGAATAGCAAAGTGGTAGCAACGCCAGAGTTGATAAACCATGAAAGGATTCACCTAAGACAACAAATCGAAATGTTAATTATACCATTCTATATTTGGTATCTTATTGAGTATTATAGAAAGGGGTATTATAATGTTTCTTTTGAAAAAGAAGCGTATGCTAACGATAAAAACTTTAATTATCTTAAAAAAAGACGTATATTTAGTTTTATTAGATATTTATAATAAAGACTTTGTTCATAAGAACAACTTTTAAGCAGAGTTAAGGTTGTTGTTTTTAATTAAAAAAAAATGGATAGTGAATGTAACAGTAAGCAGAAAAGTTGTGGGGACAGTTTGCCTCATGATAGCGACTTTTCTGAACCCTTTAGGGTTCGACATACTGGTTTTCAAACTGATGCAGTTAACCAACGATTATTGGAATACAATGTACATTCTATATGGATTGGCATTTGTGTTCTTATTGCTGTCGCACTTATTTTTTAGATTAAAAAAAAGAGTTTTAGGAAACTTATTTGTAACAATAGCATTATTTGTTAATCCATTGGGTTATGATGTTGTTGTTTACTGTATTACGTTATTAACAAAAAATTATTGGATGACTATGGCGATTATGTATGCGTTAGCATTTGTTTTTTTTGGATTTTTTATGTACCTTTACAAAATGAATCCAATCAAACTCATTAAAGACAAGATTATTGGGTTACATGAAAAATTTTTAAAAAAAAAAGTAAAAATGAAAACATTTGATGAACTATTTGACGAATTCTTTAATAAAAAGAATTCTGAAGAACCAAAAAAGAAATCTAAACCTTCAAGAGAAGAATTTAGTGACGGATTATCTAAATTAATAAACATTTTATCTAGTGCTAAGCAAATAGATGATGAAGATGAAAAATTTAAAATAGACAATGAATATGGTGAACCATCTAGAGTTGAGTATTTCAATGAGGATGAATTGTATTTTAAAAAAACAATATGGGAAGTTGAAGATGGTGAAATTGTTAAATTAGAAGTGTCAGATGCACCATTTGATGAAGACGAACACAAATCTTTAGAAGAATTATTAGAAGAAGCTATTGCTGCTGAAGAGTACGAAAAAGCTGCTGAAATAAGAGATGAATTAAATAAAATTAAAAATAATTAAAAAAAAAATTACAAAAAACTTGACAAATGTAAAAAAAGTTCGTACATTTGTAGTATAATTTTGAATTTTAAAAAAAAACGATATATTTAATTAATACAAAAGCGAAATGAAAACAACAGTTACTACATATCAACCGAAACAAACGCAAGGCGGAAAGCCTAGTGTATCGGGTATGTTATATCTGTTGAGTAACGAAGAATAAAGATTCTAAATTACAAGATATTCCAAACCCGATTTCAGAAATGACATCGGGTTTTTTGTTTTAGGTACCTATGCCTCTTAAAAAATAGGAACGTTATTTGACATGTTGGTTTATTTTGGGTTGTACATATACAATAGTAGGAATGTAAATTATCGAGTAGTATAGGAGTGGTTTATCTAGCGGCATTTGGAATGCCGAGCACGTTGGTTCGAATCCAACCTATTCGACCCTAATGGTTTCCCATAAGCCATTAAAAAAACAAGTTATGGGAAGTTATTTTCCGATAGACAAACTGGCAAAGTCACTCGCCTTTGAAGTGAGAATTTGGGGGTTCGAAGCCCTCTCGGAAATCAAAAAAAATAAAAAAACTTGCATATGTTAAAAATAGTTCATACATTTGTAAAAGAAAAATAAAAGATAGCTTCAGCAATTTCACAACTATCAAACTTTTAATTTGAATCAGAAAATGCTATCTTGATTTATTGGAGGGTGGCCGAGTGGTTAAAGGCGGCAGACTGTAAATCTGTTCTCGTAAGGGTACGGGGGTTCGAATCCCTCCCCTCCAACCAAAAATTATGCCTTTGTAGCACAGCTGGTAGTGCACTTCACTTGTAATGAAGGGGTCGTAGGTTCGAATCCTATCAAAGGCTCACGTGTTAACTAGGGTCGAGCCACATTTTGCCTCGGTTAACAATAGAAGAAAGAACCTAGAGGTGGCCGTGACTGTCTTTCTTCGAAATTTGCAGATATCGTATAATGGTTTATTATATTAGCCTTCCAAGCCTAGGATTTCAGTTCGATTCTGAATATCTGCTCAAAAAGAGGAATAACAAGTGTGGATGCCTCAAGGTACAGCTGACCTACCACACTCTATGCGAGAGTAGCTCAGTGGTAGAGCATCTGGTTACCAACCAGAGGGTCGTGGGTTCGAATCCCATCTCTCGCTCAAAATATGGGGGTGTTGAAATGTTAGATAAATCACATTCTGCCTTTTAGATTAAAGAATGTTTGCAGCAAAATCAAAATTATTCACGCAAACTGTAAATTTGATAAAACGTTGGTGCAATTCCAGCCGCCCCCACTAAAATAAAATTATAAAAAACTTAAAAAATAAAAACTATGAAAAATTCTATCAACATTAAGCGAAAGATAAAACGATAAGGCACTCGGCCAAGCTGGTTACGAGTGTCAATGGAAAAAACACGCCTTCGTAGCTCAGCTGGATAGAGCACTCCACTTTTAATGGAGGGGTCATGGGTTCGAGTCCCATCGGGGGTACATATGTACTCGTAGCTTAGTTGGTAGAGCACTCCGCTTTTAACGGAGGGGTCAAGAGTTCGAATCTCTTCGGGTACACAACTATTAATAAACCAACATGTAACGTATTATGAAACCAGAACAATATAATAAATTGACTGAACTTATTGGCAAAGATAAAGCTGATGAAGTAAGAGAAAATCTAATCAAGCATAAAGAGGAAAAGAAAGTTCAGAAACAAAAAGATGCTGCTGAATTAGAAGAAATGGTTGATAGGATGATACCAAAAACAGATTTAAAAGGTGGTGTTTATTACAATGGTCATAGATGGAGAGGAAAACATGTTGCCATGTGGGATGCTGAAAAGGAAACGTTTTTAACTATCAACTATACTATGGGTAATTTCTTCTTAGAAGAATTGCAGCATTACGAAGATGTTGCTGAAACAAGAATAGATGGTTTCATACCGTTTATTGAGATAGAAAAGTTTACTTTATAATGTTTTTTGATATTTATAACTAAAATAGATATCATGATTAAAAAACTATTAAGAGAAGGTATAATAAAAACAAATTTAACTGAAGACTCAATTAAATTATTTGAAACAGTTAAAGATTATTATGATTTTTCTGGTGACTTACAAGAAAATATTGACGCATTAAATGAATTGACAGTTTATTTAAAAGAAGAAGAGGATTTTGACCCATATGGTCATGGAGATAAACCATCAGAACCAACGACAGATGAAAATGTGTGTTTATTAAAGTTTTCAAAATCTAACACAAAATTAGACTGGCCTTCATTATCATTACCAGCTGGTTTTACATGTCCAGCAGCAACAGCGTGTAAAAATTTTCCAGCTAAAATGGGTAAAAGATTTTCAGATGGTTCAGCTGTTAAAAAAGCTAGTGAAAAAACTAAATTTCAATGTTATGCTGCTAGAGAACAAGGTCAATATCCTTCATTAAATAAAAATGTTTTTAGTAACTTAAATTTATTGAAGGATGCTAATAAAACTGGTGGTGTTGATGGCATGGCTAACTTAATAATTGAATCATTAGAAAATGCTAATTTTACTTCTAAAATTTTTAGAATTCATGAAGGTGGTGATTTCTTTTCTAATTCTTATTTCCAAGCTTGGATTAAAGTTTGTCAAAAATTTCCAGAAATAACATTTTATACACATACAACATCATTAACTTTTTGGATTAATAATAAATCATCTGTACCTAACAATATGAATTTAATTGCTTCTATGGATGAAGAAAATTATAACACAATTGTAGATAATGGGTTAAGATATTCTAAAGTTGTGTTTAGTGAAGAAGAAGCAATTAATGAAAGATTACCTATTGATTATGATGATTCATTAGCTTGTTGTACTAACAAAAATTTTGCATTATTATTACATGGACAACAACCAGCTGGTTCAGAAGCGTCAAAAGCAGTTTCAAAAACTAAAAAACAAGGTATTCCAGATAAATTAAAAGGTTTACATAAAGCAAACAAATCAAAAAGAAAAGAATTAATGAGAAAATAAAAAAAGGAGCTATTAGCTCCTTTTTTGTTTTTAACCTTGTCCTACGCTTTTCTTTTTATAGTTTTTAGCGTTTTTAGATACTGAAGTTTTACATTTAGAATGAACTCCTGGTCTTTTCTTTTTACCTTTACTAATTTTAGTAGAAGATACTGTTTTAACTGCTTTTGCCATAATATTAAGTTTTACATATATAAATACTTGATAAACCCATTTTTTATTTGTATATTTAGTAAAAAATTATTATGAAGAATCTTATTACTATTGACGTAGACACAGAAAGAGAGCAACCAATACTGATTGGTAAAGGTGCTGAAATTCCATCACCAACAAATAAAGATGAAGCACGTGAAATGATTGTAAATGACATAAAATGTGTTTGTGAAACATTATGCATTTTAATTGACGTTGCTGACCAAAATAAATACGCATTAAAAAGCGAATTGATTACTGAATCAATCAAGCAATTAACAAAAATGCTTTAATATAACATTTAAAATAAAATAATATGAAATGATTGAAATTGATATTACTGACGACCAAAAACAAAGAGCAAAAGAATTATATGAGTTTAATGTTTTGAAAGGGTCAGTGACTGAAGGCAAAGGCAACGAAGTTGGTGCATTAGGTGAAGTGATTGTTTGGGACCAATTTAAAAAGATAACAAAATATGTTGGTTCATATGATTATGATATGATAATCAGAGGTAAAAAAGTCGATGTTAAAACAAAATTACAAAACTTTGAACCAAAACCATATCACAGAGCTAACATATTCGCTTACAACATAAGACAGAAATGTGATTACTATTGTTTTGTTGCTATTTTATCTGATTTATCAAAAGGTTGGATTATTGGGTGGAAAGAAAAAGATAAATTTTTCGAAGAAGCGATATTTAAGAAAAAAGGGGAAGTGGATAACGTTGGAACAAACGAAGGTTGGGTTTTCAAAGGTGACTGCTACTGTTTAAATAATGACCAATTAGATAATAAGGTGAAAGAAAGGTCAACTAGTATTAATTAATTAATTAATTCGTGAAACAAGAAAATATGGAATTAGTAACAACCTATTTATGCAAGACCAGTGATGTCGGTGTACATTCAAATGTATTCGGTGGTAGGTTAATATCAATTATTGATGAAAGCAGTGCAGCGTATGTAGCACAAATATGTGATACCCCAAGAGTTGTAACAGTTAAAATTGATGACTTGATATTTGATAAACCAGTAAAGGTAAATAACATAATTAAATTATATGCAAAAGTTTTGAATTTTGGAAAAACTTCTATAACTTTGTATGTAGAATTAAGAAAACATGATGTTTATACTGGCGACCAAGAAATCGCAATAAAAACAAACATAAAGTTTGTTAGGATTAATGATGAAGGTAAACCAATTCCAATAACTGAAGAAGTTAAAAAAAGGTATTACGAAAGAATTGAGAAATATGGTAAAGGACTTTTAAGCACTGAGGAAAAAGAAATTGCTATAAAAAATGAAACCAAAAATCTCAATTAGCTTTGGTGAACCAGTTGCTTTATGTAATCGTTGTGATGCTGTTATGTGTTATGTTCACTGTAAATTCGAAAAATGTAAAGTTCTTGAAGTAAGAACAAATAATGGTGTTCCTTATATTAACACACCAATAGGTGACGAAGCACCATTATATTGTTTAAATTGTGAATTATTAACTAATTTAAAATTAAATTAATATGAATTATAACGAAAATAACATTAAGTTCCTAGCTGAATACATATTCAGTTATGTGATTAGATACCCAAATTAAGAATGGATTTTTATATGGAAATTTTGGCATATTTTGCCTCAGTAATAGTATTAATATCTTTTATTGTTAAAGACATAGTATTGTTAAGATTATTGAATGTGATAGGTTGCATTTTATTTATAACGTATTCACATTATCACGGCAGATACCCATTGGTTTTTTTAAACTTTATGGTTATCATAGTTAATTTAGTTTATATTTACAAACCAATAGTTTCATTATGGAAGGGACGTTTAAAAAAGAGATATTAGGTAACGAATTGTACCTATTTAACGCAAAAGGTGAATTAATCTTTAAGCGTTGGTTGAATCAAGGTTATTCAAAAGTTTTTACACCATTTGCTTATGGTAAGAATGATACGTATGTATCAATTACAGAACAAGATGGTAAAATAATACGCAAAGAGAAATGATTAGTATTATAGTTGCTGCGTCTACCAATATGGTTATTGGTAAAGATAATCAATTGCCATGGCATATCCCAGACGATTTAAAGAACTTTAAATCACTTACTGATGGAAAGCGTGTCTACATGGGTAGAAAGTGTTGGGAATCGCTTCCAGAGAAGTTTAGACCTCTACCTAATAGAGATAATATTATTATTACCAGAGATACCACATACAAAGCAGAAGGTGCCACAGTATTGAATGATATCGACCTTATCAAAAGAGGTTATGAATTATCATCAATTAATTTTGGTCTTACAGAACATTTTGTTATTGGTGGTGCAGAAATATATAAAGAATTATTTCCAATCGCTCAAAAATTATATCTTACAGAAGTGTTGGCTGAAGTTGAAGGTGACACTTACCTACAAGGTTTTAACCCAGATGAATGGGTGTTGATAGATGAAAGTGCCATTTATGAAGAAAATGGTTTTAAATATCGTTTCAAATATTTTCAAAGAAAACAATAAAAAAAATTTGTTTAATCAGTTTTTTGTTTGTACATTTGTCCTATAATTAAATTATGGCACAAGAACGTAAAAAAGCTGAACCAAAACCTATTGTTAAACTTGAACCTAAGAAAAGGGTTCAAACTGCTGTTGAGGAAAAACCTAAAAAAGAGGTTAAAGTTGAACCAATAGTTGAACCAATAGTTGAAGAACAAGCTGAGGCTAAAGTTAAACGAAGTGAAAACAAATATGTTAGACTATCGTTAGAGGCTAAGGCTGATGAAAAACTTCCTTTTTTAGAAAAGGTAAAAAGTGGTGAGTTAAAATATGCGTTCTATGCTATAGATGGTGATAAGGGTTATCACTATTATTTAGTAACTAAAAAACAAAAATAAAATGAGTTTAAAAGAAAGAATCAACACAGATTTCATGGCAGCTTTTAAAGCTAAAGAAATGGAAAAGAAAAACTTTTTAGGTGTTGTAAAGGGTGAAATACAAAATGAATCTGGTCGCTCTGGTAAAGACGATGATGAAACAGTTATGGGTATTTTAAAGAAAATTGAAAAGTCTTTGAAACAAACCAATACTGCTGAATCATTAGCAGAGTTAGAATACATCAAACCATACTTACCAAAGTTAATGGATGAAATTAGTATTCGTTCAATCATCAGAACATTTAAAAAAGATGGTATTGATGATGTTGGTAAAATGATGGGTGCGTTCAATAAAGTGTATAAAGGTCAAGCAGATAATGCAGTAGTATCTAAAATAGTTAAAGAAGTGTTAGCATGATTTGGTATATTTTATTTATATTAGTAGTACATTGGTTTGCGGATTTTATTTTACAGACCCATCACATGAGCACTAGAAAAAGTAGCAGTAACTACTATCTTACATTACACGTATCTGTATATACATTTGCAACAATTGTTTTATGGGCTTTTGTTTTTCCTTTTACATCTATTCATGTTACTAGTTTAGGTATTTGGACATCATTTACTTCGATATTTGCTAGTCATTGGGTTACAGATTATTTTACGAGTAGATTAACTAGTAAATTATACAAAGAAGAAAAGTATCATAACTTTTTTGTTGTGATTGGATTAGACCAAGTGCTGCATTACACACAATTATTATTAACATTTAATTATTTATTACAATTATGAAATTAAAATTAGACCATCAACGTATTTGGTTTGCATCAGATTATCATTTTTGCCACGCAAATGTGATTAAATACGATGGAAGACCATATAAAAATGTTGATGAGATGCATGAAGCTTTGATTGAAAACTGGAATCATTACATTGCAGAAGACGATGTGGTGTTTTATTTGGGTGATTTATCTTTTGATAAGAATGGTAAACAAACACAAGAGTTAGTTAACCAATTAAAAGGTAAAATTCATTACATATTGGGTAACCATGACAAAGAAAAAGACATTAGAAAACTAAATCGTTTTGAAACTGTTAGTGATTATATCAATTTATCGGTAATGGATGAAGATAACCCTAGAAAATGGCAAGAGATTATGATGATGCACTACCCAATACTATCTTGGGATAAGGCACACCATGGTGCTTGGCACTTACATGGTCATTGTCATGGGTCATTGATGAAAGATTCCAACTATGATTGGTATTATAATAAAAAAGTAATGGATGTGGGTTGCTGCATGACAGATTATCACCCACTACATTATACCGATGTGAAACAAATCATGTCACAGAAAGAAGTAGAAAAAGTAGGACACCACTAAAATTAAATTAAAATGGGAAGTAAAAAGAAAGTTAAAGAGGTTGAAATTTCATTAGATGAAATTATAAAAATGACGAAAAGACGTAATCCATTATTGGGGGAAATTGATATTAATTTACCACCTCGTGGGTTTAATATTTCTGATTTAGAATCTGATGATGATGAAGATGATGACGATGATGATAACACGTACACTAGTCTTTCATTAGAAAGTACATTTGTTGAAATGGCGTTGATAAATAGTTATCTATATGATTGTTTTAAACGAAAACAAAAAGATGTTACAGTTACATCATATGGTTCAACAGATTCTTTAGGTAGACTATATTTGAATGGAAGTTTTGATAATACTGCTTCTTTTTGGTATGAATGTAATATGCCAGATAATGATAATAAATTCTTTTTTCAAACAAAAAGTTTTGTTGATAATAGAAATGAAGTACAAGTGCAGCTTCACATTACAATTCAAAATGGAGTGTCAAACGACAAGTTACATGAAATCATTGAGAAAATTAAACATCTTTCGTTTAATAACTCAGAATACAAAGGTAAATGTATCAAAGTTAAGTTAAGAGATGGTAGATTTAAAGGTATTGAAATAATTGATATCGAAGAGTCATCAAATGAATTAATTTTGAATGATATTCAAATGAAATTTATTGAACATTTTATCTCACGTGTAAAGAGAGGTGGGAACGCTAGATACTTGTTAAATGGAGAACCAGGAACGGGTAAGACAGAATCTATACGTGAAATAGCTAGAAAATTGATACCTAATGTAACATTTGTTATTCCAGAATTTCTTTCAACAAATGATTTGACCATGATTATGGAAGGTTGTGAAATTTTTGATAACGCTGTAATCATTATGGATGACATCGATTTATTCTTAGGTTCACGTGATAATGGAAGTTACACATCATTGTTAGGCCAATTCTTATCATTCTTTGATGGTGTTAAGAAACGTAAAATTAGTTTATTAGCATCAACAAATGACAAAGGGTTGGTTGATAAAGCTGCCGAAAGACCAGGTCGTTTTAACTTTACATTAGATTATAGTTTCTTAGATGAAGACCAAATAATTAAAGTTTGTAACATTCATTTACCAGAACAATGGAGAGTTAAAGAAGTGTATGATGCACTTACTGAGAATATAAATGGTAAAAAACCAAACATCACTGGTGCATTTATTGCTAACTTATCTGATAATATTAAAGAAATGTCTGAAGATGATGAAAAATGGTCATTATCCGATACTGTTTCGTTAATCAAAGAATCTTATAAAGGATTCTACTCAAGCCAAGTTGAGAAAGAAAAATCAACCATGGGGTTTATTAGATAAAAAAGAATCCGAATAAGTTGCTTATTCGGATTTTCTTTTGTACATTTGTATTATAAAATTAAAATATGGAAGCAAAATCAAATATTAACCCATCCGATTATGAAATCGGTGTAGTGGTTGCTAGATTCCAAGTGCATAAATTGCATGAAGGACAAAGAAATTTACTTAACATGGTTTATAAAAACCACAAGAAAGTAATTATATTTTTAGGTGTTTCAGTAATATCTGGAACTAAGAATAATCCATTAGACTTTGCATCACGCAAAGCAATGATACAAGAAGCTTATCCTAAAGCAGTTGTATTACCACTTAAAGACAATCGCTCAGATGCTAAATGGTCACAAGTGCTTGATGCTGAAATCAAAACACCTTATGGTGATTTATCAGCGGTATTGTATGGTAGTCGTGACTCTTTTATTCCTTATTATAGTGGTAAAAATCCAGTAATTGAATACACAACAGATGTATTTTATTCTGGTACTGAAGTGCGTAAAGAAGTGTCAAGAGAAATATTGGCATCAGAAGACTTTAGAGCTGGTGTAATCCACGCAACTTATGCTGCTAGACCAGTAACATATCCAACAGTAGATATCACCGTATACAACGACAAAGGACAAATCCTTATGGCTAAAAAACCAAACGAAGAGTTTTATCGTTTTATTGGTGGGTTTGTTGATAGAACTGATGAGTCTTGGGAACAAGCAGCTAAACGTGAGTTTAAAGAAGAAACTGGTGGAAACGCTGAAATTGACGATATTAGATATGTTTGTAGTGCTGCTATAAATGATTGGCGTTATGGTAAAACAGAGTCTGGTATTATGACAACACTTTTCATTGGTAAGTTCTTATGGGGACGTATTGAACCATCTGATGATATTGCATCATTGCATTGGATAAACCCATCTGACGTTTATAGTAGTGAAATCATGCCAGAACACCAAGAGTTATTTGAATCTTTGACACGTTTTTTACATAGAACTGAATTAATCAGTAAAAACACTGGTGAAGGTAAAATAAAAGAAGCAAAAGCTAAATACGGAGAAAGTATCGCATGAAATTAGCAGTAATTGGTAGCAGAGGTTTTAATGACTATGAGTTGGTTAAAGAAACTTTAAAACATCATACAATAACATTATTGGTTAGTGGTGGTGCGAAAGGTGCTGATTCATTGGGTGAAAGATATGCAAATGAAAATAACATTCAAACACTTATCTTTAAACCAGATTGGAAGAAACATGGACCAGCAGCTGGTCCACTTAGAAATACCGATATTGTTAACAATGCCGATACTATCATAGCATTTTGGGATGGTGAAAGTAAAGGAACCAAAGATAGTATCACAAAAGCTGAAAAATTAGGAAAAAATATAATAATAATAAATACAAAATAGTATGCAATCAGAAACTAGAAGATTAAAAAGAAGTTTAGCACTTAAAGAAGTGATTAAAACTAGATTGGCAGAAGCAATTAAAAACAAAGATTGGTCTTCAATCGAAACATTAGAAGGTCTTATCACAAAAGTATTGGATAAACCTAACAACCTTGTACTTATGGGTGATGCGTATAAATACTCACACCATAAATTCTATGAGGATAACACAACAACAGTTTATTCATACATGGAGTCACGTGGTGGTCGTTTCCAAGAAACTGTATGGTATGGTCTTGAAATGTTCATTAAAGAATATTTAGAAGGTGTTGCAATCACACAAGAAGAATTAGATGAAGCATATGAGTACTTAGGTACTAAACATGGTGTATTTGGTCGTGATGATGTGTTTGATAAATCTAAATTCCAATACATTATAGATGTTCATGGTGGTAAACTACCAGTACGTATTAAAGCAGTACAAGAAGGTACAGTTGTAGGTGTTAAAAACGTTCTTATGACTATTGAGAACACTGACCCTAATTGTTATTGGTTAACTAACTTTTTAGAAACAATCATGATGCAATTATGGTATCCAATTACGGTTGCAACATTGTCACGTGAAGTTAAGAAAATTGTTATCGAATACTACCAAAAAACATCTGCGTTACCACAACACATTATGGATACAGTTATTGAGTTCGTATTAAACGATTTCGGTTTTAGAGGTGTATCATCAGTACAATCAGCTGGTTACGGTGGTTCAGCACACTTAATTAATTTTATGGGTTCTGACACAACAGTTGCATCAAAACGTATCTGTGAATACTATAATACTGACACAATATTTGGTTTATCAGTTCCAGCAACTGAACACTCTATCATGACAATGAAAGGTGAAGAAGGTGAAGTTGAAATGATGAGAAGAACACTTGAGAAATACCCTACTGGAATTGTAGCGTGTGTATCTGACTCTTACCACATCTTACGTGCATGTTCTGAGAAATGGGGAACTGAGTTACGTGATTTGATTTTATCAAGACCATCAGAACCTGGAAATCAACTGGTTATTCGTCCAGATAGTGGTCACGTTGTCAACACATTAAAAGAAGTGTTTGCTATATTGTTTGATAAATTTGGTTACACTGTGAATGATAAAGGGTTCAAATTGTTACCACCACAAGTTCGTGTAATTCAAGGTGATGGTGTAAACATCAATTCAATTCGTGAGATTTACGAAGAATTATACAGATTAGGTATTTCTGCTGAGAACATCGTGTTTGGTATGGGTGGTAAATTGTTACAAGCTGATATTAATAGAGATACACAAAACTTTGCAACTAAAGCATGTTTCGCTGTCGTAAATGGTGAACAACGTGATTTGGTTAAATCACCAACAGAAGTTGATGAAAATGGTGAATTAAAACCATCATTCAAGAAATCTAAACAAGGTCGTTTGAAGTTGGTTAAACACTATACAAATGGTCAATACTACACTGTAACATCATTGGAAGATGGATATGAATCTGCACATGATGAATTGAGAACTATTTTTGAAGATGGTAAACTATTGGTTGAAACGAAGTTTGAAGATATTCGTAGTAGAGCTAAAATTTTTAAATTAAACGTAGAATTAGTATAATGACAACAGATAAATTTATATTCTTTTGGGGAGGGACATACAGTCAATGGTGTCCTTCCACATTTGAAATCGGAGGTGTAAAATATAATTGCTGCGAGCAATATATGATGGCACAAAAAGCATTATTATTCAATGACATAGAAAGTCACAAGATGATTATGTATGCTACTAGTCCACGTGACCAAAAAGCATTTGGACGTAGAGTAAAAGGGTTTGACAAAGACAAATGGGAAGCTGTTTGTAGAGAAATCGTTTACGATGCAAACTATGCCAAGTTTACTCAAAACCCATCTATGATGGCTGAGTTACTGGCAACTGGTGATAGAGAAATTGTAGAAGCTAGTCCAGAGGATAAAATCTGGGGAATTGGATTGCATGAAAACGATGCTAGAGTTCACGACAAGTCAAAATGGCAAGGAACCAATTGGTTAGGTGAAGCTATCATGCAAGTAAGAGAAAAATTAAGAACTATTAAAATAGAAATGTAATGATTAGATACGTAGAAGGCGATTTAGTGAAAATGGCCAAAGAAGGAGAATTCGATGTAATAGCACACGGTTGTAACTGTTTCTGTGCTATGGGTGCTGGTATTGCACCACAAATTAAAAATGCTTTTCCAGAAGCATATGAGGCTGATTGTGCAACAGTGGCTGGTGATGAATCAAAAATGGGTACTATTACTCATACGGTTAATTCTACACCGATAGTTGTAAACATTTATTCTCAATATGACACCAAAGGTAGACGTAGTGGTAACATGGATTTAGACTATGATGCTTTACGTTCTGGTTTAAAAGAGATGAAAGCTAAATTTTCTGGTAAAACAATTGGGTTACCGATGATTGGTGCTGGATTGGCTGGTGGTGATTGGGATATCATTGAGAAAATAATTGAAGAAGAAATGATTGGTGAGTATGTAACAATCGTTCAATACGTTCCATGGTAATAATCTTTGTTAATAATCCAATGCAAGATGCAAACACTCTTGAACCGCAATTAATTGATGGTAGAGTAGTTTATTGGACTGTGGTTAGTGAGTGTATGAAATCAAATGAAACATTCAAAGAATGGTTGGTTAGAAAGGAAGAAAGAATCAATACACATCCTAATTATAGTTCCATTGAAGGTCTTTTAATCTATGACATGCAACCAATTGTGTCTACCCCTTACGAAGGGGTGACACATGGTGGTATGATTATTAGGTATGCTTTTTTAAAGAAAAAAGAAGAAAACATTTGATTTTTAATTTATTTTTAGTACATTTGTAACATGAAAATAGTTTTTGAAAATTTAGAAGAAGCGTTAAAAATACCATCTTCAGCATACACAATTAGAACTGAAACTCTTAAAGTTGAAGAGACTTTATTAGAGTGGATGAATAGAAAGAATGAAATGTTATTAAATGACCCTAGATACGCTAACGTTGAAGGTGTTATTTTATATGACGTTGAGTCGTATTTTGATTCACCATACAAAGATAAGGTACATAGTGGGTTAATCCTAAAATATAAGTATTTAAGAAAATGAAAGTAATATTTTTAGATATTGATGGAGTATTAGCAACAACATCTTGTTATGGTAAAGGAAAAAACAACAAGTGGGGTGCTTATATGTTTGACCAAAAAGCTGTTGTTTATCTCAATTTTATACTTAGTGAGACTGGTGCTGAAATCATTTTATCATCTGATTGGCGAAATCAATATACTTTGCATGAAATGCGTGAAATTTTTTGTCATAACGGAGTGTTGAAAGGTCCGATAGGGTTTACACCATCGTTAAAAACATATAAGGGTGATAATCTTGAAGGTGGTCGTGCTGATGAAATAAATGCATGGTTAGAAATTAACGCATGGAAGAATGATATCAAATGGGTTGCCATTGATGATTTGAATATGGATGAATGGTTGTACCCTAACTTTGTTCATTGTCCTAATGAACATGAAGGAATCAAAAAACAAAACATAAAAGATAAAATAATACAAATATTAAATGGATAATTGGGATAAGAAGTTCATCAAGTTGTGTCAACACATTGCTGAATGGAGCAAGGATAAAAATAAAAAAGTTGGTGCTGTAATAGTTGATAATGACAATGTAGTTATATCAATGGGTTATAATGGAATACCAAGAGGTTGTGATGATACTGAAGAGTGTCGTTATGAAAGACCAACAAAATATTTGTTCACAGAGCATGCTGAACGAAATGCAATATACCATGCAGCAAGACATGGTGTATCATTGAAAGATTGTAAAATGTATGTAACTTTGTTCCCATGTGCTGATTGTGCAAGAGCAATGATTCAATCTGGAATAACAAAAATAATAGCACCAGAACCAAATTTAGACCACGAAGTATGGGGTGTACACTTCAAGGCTGCGATTCAAATGATGGAGGAAGCTAATATCGAAATAATTTTAATTTAATGGAAACAGTTAAAGTAGGCTTGGCCAATGTTGGTGAAAAATTAATGCCAGTTGATATTGTCATCAAATGGATGCCAACTGATATTGTATATGCTGGTGATACAGTGTTTTTTAAAAATGAAAAGTCCTATTATTCAATGAATTATATGGACTTTATGAGAATATTTAATTTATAAAATATGAGTATAGTAAGGTCAATAAAAATTAATCATTATGAACACATGGTTAATAGAAATTGGGATAAAACATATTGGGCGTTTGACATCCATGGTACAATCCTAAAACCAAATTACGAGTATGGAAACATACCTAAAGAGTTTTACCCATTTGCTAAAGAAACACTTCAGTTTATTAGCAAGATGGAAGATGTTGTAATGATTCTTTACACATGTTCACATCCACATGAGATTGAACAATATATTGAGTATTTCAAAGAGAATGATATTCATTTTGATTACATAAATGAAAACCCAGAGATAGCTACAAACCTAGAAGGTTATGGTAACTACGATAAAAAACCTTACATGAATGTATTATTTGAAGACAAAGCTGGATTCGATGGTGACAGTGATTGGGATAGTGTTTTATGGTTATTAACTAGTAAAAATGGCGAGAATATCTGACATACAAAGATACAATAAAGGTAGAAAAGATTTAACTAGGGATAATGCCGATTTTGAAACATTAAGGTTTAAAAATGAAAATGGTGATGTTATGGTTATTAAACCACAAGAGGTTAGAGAAGTTTTACATGATTTTATTGATAGTGAGATAGGTTTTTTGGGTGATGCAATGAAAACTCAAATAAAAGAAAGATTAGAGTTCAAAATTAAACAAGTTGAAAGAACTTTAATTGAACATTTAGATGATAAAATAAATAAAATTGCAGAATCAATATTAGAAAAAACTATTGATAGAATAGCAGAAGAAGAAATAAATAGAAGGGTTTTAGAAAAAATTAAAAAATGTTTATGAAAAGAAGAAGAAGAATTGGTTTAATTATTTTTGCAATTGTAATTGCAATATTTTTGTTAAGTAGTTGTGCCGACACATCACATGTTAAACAATGTTTACCACCAACAGAACACACTTATGGTTTCTGGGGTGGTACATGGCATGGTATGATAACAGTTCCATCATTTATTGGTAGTCTTATTTGGGACGATGTTGCTGTATACGCAGTAAATAATAATGGTGGATGGTATGATTTTGGATTTGTAGGTGGATTATTTTTCATGCTAAAATTAGTTGGGATTGGTAATAAAAAAGTTAAAGAAAAATGAAAAAGAAAGTAGTAGTATTTAGTGGTGCTGGATTAGATAGAGAATCTGGTATCTTAACGTTTCGTGACTCTAAAGATGGGTTATGGAACAATTATAAAGTTGATGAAGTTGCGACAAAAGAAGGATGGTCTAAAAACCGTGAAAAAGTTTTGGCGTTTTACAACGAAAGACGTAGAGAATTACCTAGTGTTGAACCAAACGATGCTCACAGAGCATTGGTGCGTTTAGAAGAAGGATATAGTGTATTAAACGTGACGCAAAACGTAACTGATTTGTTAGAACGTGCTGGTGCAAGTGATATTATTCATTTACATGGTGAGTTAACCAAAGCAAGAGGTTGCTTCCATAAATCAGAAGGTTTTGACACTAATTACATTGTTAAAGAAATTGGTTATAACGACATTAACATCGGTGATAAATGTGAACATACTGATTCACAATTAAGACCACATGTTTGTTGGTTTGGTGAATGGCCTTATGACACAGATAGAGCTTATGATGAAGTTCCATTTGCAGACATTCTTATCATTGTTGGTACAAGTTTAGAGATAACTTATACGTTATCAATGTTAGGTCAATTAAGACATAAAGTTTTAAGTGGTGAATGTGAAGTTTATTATGTTGACCCAAATCCATCAACTCACATGGAAGCTTATGGGATTAAACCTAATTACATTAGAAAAGTTGCTAGTGAAGGGTTAAATGAATTAGTTGACGAATTATTAAAAAGAGAAGAAAATCAAAAAAATATTGCTAATTAATAATTTATTTAGTATATTTGAATTAATAAAATAAAAATAGATATGGAATATTACACGTTTGAAGGAGTTATCAAAGAGATTTTTGATACTCAAGAATTTAAAAACAATTTCAAGAAAAGAGAAGTTGTATTAGAAACAGAAGAGGATTATCCTCAATTAATAAAATTTGAGTTTACCGATGAAAATGGTATTAACAAATTAGATGACCATGCTGCTGGTGAAAAAGTTAAGATTGCTTTCTTACTAAAAGGTAGTGAATGGCAAGGTAAATATTTTACTAATTTAAGAGGTGTTGCAATTGCTTCATCAGAAGAACCAACTTCTACTGATAAACCTAAAAAAGACACTAAGAAAGATGTTTTGTCTTCAATGACAAAAGTTAACAATAACGAAGAAGATGAATTACCATTCTAATCATGAGTGTAGTTAAATTTGAATTGAAAGAAGAACACGTAAAGTTGTTAAAATATTTACGTTGGAGTAAATCAAAAGAACTTATTGTTAATATTTCTGATGATGAAGATTCTGTTCCATTTGGTTTTGATACTATCTATGAAGCAATAGATACAATATTAAACGGTAAACCAGAAGGGTTTGACCCATTTGAAGCAGATGATGTTATTGAATATAGTGATGAACAAAAAGCTGAATGGGATAAATTATATGATGAGTTGCCAACAGCATTAGATGTCATATTACATAATCAATCATTTGATTTGGGGCGTTATAAGACCAAGTATCATGACAGAAACTGGAAAAAGATGAATTAATTTTCATCTTTTTTTGTTTATATGAAATATTATTCATACATTTGTAGAAACTAAAAAATAAATAAATATGAAAAATGTAAAAAGTTACTGTATCATAAAGAAAGTGGTACAATCAAATGGGAAAACATTAAACGTGCTAATGTTAGATATTAACACTGAAGTATTGGAATTCGATAATTTACAAGATGCTGAAAAATTTGCTGCATTGATGACACAAAACTCTGACTCTGGTTGGGAATACATCGTAAAAGAAATATAATATGAATCAATCGTTATTATTTACCTTAGATGGTAAAACAGAATTGGCTGAAGCCATTATTGACTCTGCTAATTTATTTAGCACGGAACATGAAATTAGTTTAGGTTATTTAAACAAACAAAAATTCTCCGATGGTGAGTTATGTGTTGATTTCACTGACTCAGTTAGAGGTAAATCAGTGTTTTTGTTATCTAGTCCAAACACATCAGATGCAATCATCAACTTAGCATTGGCTATTGATGCTGCAAAACGTGGTGGTGCTAAAGAGATTATACCTATCTTACCATATTTCCCATATGCTAGACAAGATAAGAAAGACCAAAGCAGAGGACCAATTGGTGCTAAGGTTATGGCTGAAATTATTGAACAACGTGGTGCAACATCAGTAATCACTTTTGATTTACACGCTGACCAGATACAAGGGTTCTTTAATATACCAGTTACACACATTGAAGGTAAGCATGTTTTCGACAGTTACATCAACGATACTATCAAAAACTTTACTGGTGGTGAAGTTGTATTGTGTGGACCAGATGCTGGTTCTGGTAAACGTGTTAAACGTATGCGTGACCAAATCAATAAAAGATATGGTGTTAACCTAAACATTGTCATGATTGACAAAACTAGGAAAAAAGCCAACGTGATTGATGAAATGATTATTATTGGTGATGTTAAAGGTAAACATGTTATCATATTGGATGATATGGTTGATACTGCTGGTACGTTATGTAAAGCTGCTGAAGTATTGAAAGATGCTGGTGCGTTGACTGTAAGGGCGATAATTGCACATGGTGTGTTATCTGGGCCAGCAGTTGAACGAATTGGTGAAAGTAAATTAGCTGAATTAGTAATAAGTGATTCATTACCAATGAAAGATGCTAAAGAATTATGTCATAAAGAATTTAATGAAACAAAATGTCATCATATTATAAAAGGGTGCGAGAAAACAACTGTTATTAGTGTAGCACAACAAATTGGGATGGGAGTTTCTGCATCAATCAATAAACTAAGCTACGAAGCATTAAAATCAATTAAAGCAGTATATTAATGAGTAAAAATAATTTTGACAACACAACGCTATTACAAATAGCATTGGTTGGTGGTATTGTAACCCTAGCAGCATTGGGTGTGAATGGTTGGGGTTGGTTAGTTTTCGCACTAGTATTAACATTATAAAAAATAAAAATATGTCACATTTCGCAGTATTAGTTATCGGTGATAACGTTGAAGAACAATTGGCTAAATACGATGAAAGCATTGAAATGCCAAGGTATGTTAAACATACAAAAGAAGAATTGATTGTTGAAGAAAAACAATCAATTGAAGAGTATAAGAATGGTACTTATGCTCAATATTTAGCAGACCCAGTTAAGTATGCTGAGAATGTTAATAATGAAAATCATTTGAAGTATGTATCAGAAGAGTTTCCTAAGAAATTGGAAATGAATGATGAGGAAATTTACCAACAAGCTATCAAATACTATGAAGAAGAATATTTAGGTCCAGATGGTGAAGTATATTCAACATATAACCCAGATTCTAAATGGGATTGGTATGAAGTAGGTGGTCGTTATGCTGGTCGTATTGCAGTGAAAGATGGTGTTGAAATTGATGAACCTAATTTCTCATGGGGTTGGCAAGAAGAAGATAAAGAAAAAGTAATTGCTGAAGGTTATAAAACTGATTCAGCATACGTTGGAGATATTGATTTCTCTAAAATGCACAGAACTGAAGAAGATTACAATGAAGCTTTGCGTTATTGGGAACTAATTGTTGAAGGTGCTAAACCTAAAAACGAAGATGAAACAAACCAAGTTAAATGGAATTGGTATAAACCAGAGTATTACACTGAAAGATACAAAGATAAAGAAACGTATGCTAAATGTAATTCTTCATTCTCTATGTGGGCTGTTGTGAAAGATGGTGTGTGGTATGAGAAAGGTCAAATGGGTTGGTGGGCTATGTCCAATGAAACGCATGATGAAGCTTTGGATTGGGAAATGAATTTCTATGATAGATTCATCAAAGATTTACCAGAAGATACATTAATCACAGTTGTTGATTGTCACATTTAAAAAAAAAACATTATGAGTGAAGAAAAAGAATATAAAGACGAAACATTCGTTTTGAGTGCTGCACAACACAAAAAGTACGATGAATGGAGGAAAGAAAAGAATGAAAAGGATGGGGAAGTATATGTAGGTGCCATTGGTGGTGCCTACTCCTTTTGTTTCACACCAACTGGATTGGGTGATATGGTAGTTGTTAAGTGTGCTGATGGTACACAATTAGATTTAACAGAATACGAATATTGGTGATTATGAATGATAATGAATTATTTTGTGCTTGTGTAAAAGGTAATACACAAGCACAAGGTTTATTATATGAAAAATATAATAAACATCTATTTAACATTTGTTTAAGATACCTAGGTAATGAATATGACGCTGATGATTGTCTTCAAGATGGGTTTTTACATATTTTAAACAAGTTAACTAAAATGGATGCCACAACTAATATTAAATTAAATGGTTGGTTAAGTGTGGTAATGAAAAACTATACATTAGATGTGTTAAGAAAGAAAAAGAATGAAATGTCATTTGAATCAGTTGAATATTTTACAACTGAAGTAGTTGATGAAGAGGAGTTTATGGTTTCTATTTCGCAAAATACATTATTAGAATTAATAAATAATTTATCACCACAATTTAAGAAAGTGTTTGAAATGTATGCTATTGATGAATTACCACATAAAGATATTGCAAAAGAATTAGGTATTAGTGAGAGTACATCTAAGACTAATTACCATAGAGCAAGAAAAAAATTAAAAAAAGCTTTATTTCATTTGGATATTATAAATTAAATTAGTATTTTAGGGTAAAATATTTAATTATGAAATTTAAAGAATTAACGGATGAAGTAATCGAAAAAGCAAGACAAATCTACACTGATAAAAGTATCAGTTGGGACAATAGAATGTCACTGTTAACAAATTTACTTGGTCGTTCAGAAAGAACTGTTCGCAAATGGTGTTCAGAGAAACTAGGGTTTAAAGAAAAAGCTGAAGTAGAACCAGAACAATACACCCAAGCAAAAAGCAAAGTGTTTGATAAAGAAAAGAAAAGATTTATCATTACATGGGCCCAAAACAACACTCCAATACATGCTAAATTTCTTAAAAACATTGAGAAATATGCTGAATTTATTGAAGCTGACATTCATGTTATTGCTGGACGATATAAAAACCCTACTAGTGTATGGTCTGCTGAACAAGAAAATGAAGAGTTTTGGGATGAAAGAGTTGTAAAATACTTAGATGCTAACAGACATGATATACACAAATATTTGTCTATATTATCTGATATTAAAATACCACCTACAGCGGTTAACCCTATGACTGGTATGCAAGCATTAAGTGGTGTCAATTCATGTGTTTTTGGTAGCCCTAAAGTGCAAATGGAGATGATTCCAGTGTTAGATGGTAACGCACCTAAAATGATGTTAACAACTGGTGCTGTAACGATGCAAAACTATACTGATTCAAAATCTGGTAAAGTTGGTGAGTTTCACCACACATTTGGTTTTGTTGTTGTTGAAATCAAAGATGATGAAATATTCTTTGTTAGACAAGTAACTGCTGATGATAAGAATGGTAACTTTTCAGACTTATATTATAGAGTTGAAAATGGATTAATAAAACCTATTAAAACAATGGAAGCCATCATATTAGGTGATTTACATTGTGGTCATCATGACATAGATGTGTTGAACACAACAATTAATATGATGTATAAAATATTACCTAAACACGTAATATTACATGACGTATTTGATGGAGATTCTATTAGTCATCACCAAATGAAAGACCCATTTGTTCAATATGGTAAAGAAGTGCAAGGTACTAATGATTTAGGTAAGGAAATCGATGATATGATGGTTATATTAGATAACTTTAAAGAGTTTGAAAATGTAGTTATTGTTCGTTCAAACCATGATGACTTTGTTGACCGATGGTTAAAGAATGAAGATTGGAAAAAACAACCTACATTTAA